GGCCCGTCATTTCGCCCGCTATGATCGTGGTGCCGCTGCCAGAGAACGGTTCATAGACCGCTTGGCCGGGGCTGCTGTTGTTCTCGATGGGCCGCTTCATGCATTCAACCGGCTTTTGTGTGCTGTGGCCGGTTTCTGACTTCTGCGGCTTGGGAATTTGCCAGAGAGTGCTTTGCTTTCGGTCGCCACCCCAATGGCCCGTTGCCCCTTTGCGCACCGCATACCAGCACGGCTCATGGTGCGGATGGTAATGCCCACGACCAATGACGAATTGATGCTTTGCCCATATGATCTGCGAACGGATTTCAAAACCACTTGCTTCGATGCTTTCTGCGACTGTGTGAGCCTTGTTTCCAGCGTGCCAAATATAAGCAACATCACCGGGGAACAGCGCCCAAGCCTCTCGCCAGTCTGCCTGATTGTCGTTCAAAACCTTGCCGTGCATCCCGCCTGTTTTTCCAGGGTTCGTCAGCGGCAGCGCGTCTTTGCGCCACGATGCGTCATATTCCACCCCATAGGGCGGGTCAGTCACCATCAGGTGAGGCTTCGCACCCGCCAGCAGAAGGGCCACTGTCTCCGCGTCAGTCGAGCTGCCGCAGGTGATCCGGTGGTCGCCTAGCAGCCACACGTCGCCCAGAACCGTCACGGGCACGGCAGGCGCGTCAGGCACCGCGTCGGGATCGGTCAGGCCCTCGGTGACGTCCAGTGTCAGCGCGGCTATCTCCCCCAAGTCAAACCCCGTCAGCGTCAGGTCAAAGCCGGCTGCGTCCAGATCCTCAAATTCCAGCTTCAACAGGTCAATGTCCCACTCGGCAAACTCTGACACCTTGTTGACGCTCAGGCGGAACGCCTTGATCTGCGCGTCGGTCAGATCGTCGGCCAGGATCACCGGCACCTCGGTCAGGCCCAGCTTGGCGGCGGCCTTGAGCCTCAGATGCCCGTCCACCACCGTGCCGTCCGACTTGGCGACGATTGGCACGCGAAACCCAAACTCTCGGATCGCAGACGCCACCTTGTCAACGGCATGATCATTCTTGCGCGGGTTCCGGGCGTAGCCGATGCAGCGCTCTATCGGCCACGTTTCAAATATTAGCGACTTATATTGGGGAAATTTCGGTGCAGGCATCATAGCCCGTCCTCCTTTTTGCGCGGCGTTGTGGTTGGCACACCCTTGACCGCGAATGCCACCATGCAGTCAGTAACACGCCTGTCGGGGTTGATACCAGCCAGGCTAAACACTTTCCGACCCTCCCGTGAGTTTGCCCACAGTGTCAGGGTTTTTAGCGCCCGACCTTTGTGTTTTTTGGACTCTGTTGCGGTATGGCGAATTGCATCATTGAGTGATGTTAATACCACCGCGGACCACATGGCCCGAATGCGTGCAGCTTGTTCTGCGTTATCGGTCATCACCGGCCCCCCGCCAGAACGGCCCGCACACGGTCCATATCCAGGTCAGGCTGCAGCAGCAGCCGGACGGCCTCTGACAGGGCGTCACGCTGCTCTGTGAGCGCGTCCCGCTCGTCCAGCGCGGCCTCATGGTCCTCATCCTGCCAGCGTCGCAACTCGTCCAGTTCGTCCCAGACCCACGCCAGAGACGGCCAGCGTTCCCGGTGCTGTGACGTGCTGTCCGTGTTCAGGCGGGCCACTGCGGCCAGGCTGTCAAATCCGTTACGGGGCATCTGCATTACGTTCCTCCGGTTGTGCAGTTTACGAAATCTAGCGGGTCGTGCCAGTAACATCCAACACAGGTTCCTCTATAGTCAGTAGACCCTTTTGAAACAGGGACATGAAACCCGAGTTGTGTCGCATCAAATCTGATGTTTGTGCTTTTGCACCGATTGCAATGCGTTCTTTTAGCGTCGTTCACTGCCTTGGACAGAGGTTGAAATTCGTCACAATTCTCCACGGGTTTGAAGTTGTGCTTTCTCCCGTCCTTATGATCCATTTCCAAGTTGTTGCTTATCGCCAAAACGACGCAAAGTTTGTTCTTGTGATAATCGTAGACTTCGGGGGCAATGGTTCCATCAAAAGACAGTTCAGCCCAGCCTGCGGTCGCTACAGAAATGATACTTCCTTGCGGCCCCTTTCGTTTTACCAGTTTGTATTTTTTTGCCAATGACCCATCGTCTCGCGCCCAAGCGCTGCCGTTTCCGAAAGAAGGGAGTCCGTGCAGATGAAATTCCGAAACATTCAACGGGTCACTGTGCCCATGCTTGTCTGGTTGAACTGTTTTTTCAAACCTGTCGGCGTGACTACCTGTCTTGAATGTTATAGCCTTTGGGTTTTTATGAGCCATAACCGTATCCCTTCAAAGAGTCGAACATTATCTGCTGATCCAGAACGTCCACGCAGAAGTAACTAGAGCTGAACGTGATCTTGTTTTCGCTGTTGTCCTGGTTCATGAATTTCATCCGTTCTTCGAACATCAAGAGTTGGAGGGGGATGTTTCGGAACACCTGTTTTGGTGCAGCGTCGTTCAGCCATGTGTTACTCATTATGAGCGCGAAAGGTTTGCCCAACTCGATGGCGCGTTCAAAGATGCCGCGTTTGTTTGTAAACGGGGGGTTTGATACCATCACATCCCAATCCAGAGGGGCGTGCGTGTAGAAGTCTTGCCCCTCGTTGATATGTGAACGAACTACGTTGAAACCCTCAGACTCCAACACTTTGACAAAATTACTGGTTGCCTCATCAAACGGACACCATATCGTCTTTCCCTTGAATTTTTCCAAATGTGGCACCAACGCCCTCACGGCATATTCCGGCGTGTAGCATTCGTCGTTGTCACCGGCGTTGTAGAGCACCCCTGCATTGGCGCTGGATAGTTTGGCCCGGTCAGGTGGGATGATCTCAGGCACCACCGTAGGGTTGGACTTGTAGGCCCGCACAGCATCCTCGACCTTTTGCATTGTGGGGCGCTCGTGCTGTTCCGTCACCTGCCCCCAGACGTGCACGGCTTCGGCGTCGGAAAGCCGGGTCAGAGGTCTGATTTGAGCCTCATTCGATGGGAGGATTTTGTCCACAAAAGATCCGTTTTTGTGGACATTTTGTATTGCCTGAAAACGCTCTGCCGCTTCAATCATTTGGTAGGCACGAGACTTTTTCCAGCCCCATCGCTGATCTGCGTATTCCTCAAACGTGCCATATTTTTTCTTGTATAGCTTGTCGTCGCGTATCTCGCGCAGCAACAAACCGTTGTCATACCACGCTTTGAGGACGTTGGTTTCGATCTGTTCTTCCACCTTGTTAAGGCTTCTCTTGGCCATTTCGTATCCTTCCAATGTTAACCGCAATGCTTACATTGTATGGTGCGGGTGTGCAAGCAAAAAGCTGCTGCCCAGATAAACAACATATCTAAAAAGTCCGTCACACCTCATAAACCATTGATAAACTTAAACCTTTTTCAGTATTATCCGTTTTCTGCCCGGACCGTGACGCTTCCAAACCTGTGGCTATAGCGGGAAAGAGTCATCGTCTATAATTTACAGTATTTATAAAACCTTACATTTCTTGCACGTAATGAAACACTTCAATATACCGTCACAGTTTGGGTACAACAGAATATATGTATATAAACCAAACACTTAACAGGTGTGACGCTTGAATTTTCATCCGGGCACAAGCCCAGACTATCCGGGCAGAGCCATAAAAAAGCCCCGCCACAATTTAATGAGGCGGGGCGTTATTTATAGACCTGGCATTTTAATTACTGTTGACCGCACCGGCCCGCCGTCACCCAGTCGTTGCGCTGCGTCATACAGCGCCATGATGCTTGCGGGGTCGGTGCCCGTATAGTCTGCGATATGATATAGGCGGCATCTGTTCGGTGCTTTGGGGAAGGTATTAAGCTCTGAACGCGACGTGTTGCACCGCGTAGTGTGCCTGTAGCCTATCTGTTCAAGCTGCCGTGCCAGATACGGGCCGCCTGGCACTTTGAGGTCTTCAGACTCCAGCAGGTCACGAACCGCATTGAGCGACACCCACCCGCCCCTGAAGCCTACAGCCCCTTCCGTCACAGCCGACCGGATCAGCCCCGCCGCCGCCCCGTCACCCGCGTGCATCGCCTCAGCGGTGCTGGACGTCACAGGCGCGCGGGACGGCGCCACATCAAGCGCCAGGTGGCCCAGATAGCCCCGCACCGCCTCGGCCCCACCTGCACCCCACCAGTCGTAGTAGGATCCCCACCAGTCGCCCGTGCCGCCTGTCCACCATTCAGGATAGAACGCCCGCGCGGCCTCGTCCTCGGTTTGTAGGGCTGAGATGAAATGTGCGTAGCGGCGTTCGCCCGGCGTGGCCAGCATGCAATGCAGGTGGTTCGTGGTGAAGATCCAGTTGGTGAAATTCTGCGCGTCGTAGGAGCCTTTCCCTTTGCCGTGAATGTGCGCGGCATCGTCGGTGATCCACGGCTTGATCTTTTCGGCCAGCACCGACAATTCGCGCTTGCTGTGGTCGCCTATCTCGTTCACCACGATCAGCGTCTTGCGGTCCATATAGCCATTGAAGTCTGTGGCTATCACGTCAGGTGATGGGTGCGCCACATTCTTGCGCCCGTGACAATACGCGACGGCTTGGGAAATTGTTCCCTTACCGCACCCCGGCGTGCCCTGCATCACCGGAGACCAGCGCAACATGACGCCGGGCCGCTGCACCAGATGCGCCAGAATTTGCAACAGCGTGTGCTGGTCGGCAGCGTCCGGGAAGTTTGACCGGATGACGTGCAGGAACGGATCAACCGCATCAGGCCCCACAGGCGCTGCGGGCGCGGTATGCCCTGGCTCGTAGACGTTCCGGATCTTGCGCCCCTTGTCGTCATAAAGATCAACGCCTGCCAGCGGGTCATAGCCTGTCGCGTGGTAACTGAGCGTGTCAGGATGCTCCCACCAGTAATCCGCCGCCAGCTTGGCCCGCGCGTTGCCTGATGACGGGTCCATAATCATGATCGGCGGCAGTTGCGCCATGGCGTCTCTGAATTGTGTGCGGGCCTGAGGCTGCATCCCACCCCTCGCATCCACCGCCACGGCCTGCCCGGCTTCATTTCGGACAATGAAATAATAATTCAACTCCGCGTATTCCGGCGTCTGTAACGCAATGGCACCCTTGGCCGCCAGAAAAGCCGTGACAGCACGCTTCACCGCCGCCTGCATCTTGGCTTTGCCCAGACCTGGATAGAGTTTACATTCTTCGAACACCTTTTCTCTATCAGTAGGCGACAAGCGCGCCACTTCATCGGCCAGCAATTCCACTGCTGTCAGTGGGTTGTCTTTAATCCGCGCACATATCAGATCGACCACGCTTGCCGCGCGCGGCGCACTGGGCATCCCCTGCCCCGGCGCGGTCGGCATCATACCGGCTGGAACGTGAGACGGGCCCGGCATATTCAGCAGGCGGTGTCGCGCTCCAATGCCCGCCACGTCCGCCCCGGCCTGCTTGGCGTGGTAGCCTATCGACCCCATGCCCGATCCACCATTTTTTCCGGGCGTGAAAGACGCAAACCGCTTGCTCAACTCTTTGGGGTCGTAATGCCTGCTACGGCTCGACCACGCATCTGCAACTTGTAACCCTTCGTCACTGCCCCCTGACACGTCTACGATGGCCGCAATGATGGTGTGCCAGTGCTTGTCACCCCCTTTATGATCCGATTCCAGATCAGGGCTGATATACGTGAGCAATTCCTCCACCTCAGCCAAACTGGACGGCGTGTCCCGGCGCGGCGCTGGCATCACAGGCGCTTCGACCGTCAGGCGCTTATAAAAATCACCTGCCCCGTCGGTTGATGTGTGAACCACACGGGACATATGCGTCGCGCTTCCTGGCTTCAGGTGCCAGAACCCCGGCAAGCGCATCACGCGCGGCAAGTCTTTGACGGCTGGATCACCGTCGAATTTCTTGATCAGCGCGTCCTGCAGCGGTGTGAATTGTTCAAGCGTCACGTCATTGACGAGCCAGTAAGCGTGCCATTTGCCCGGCGAACTTTCAACTTCGATGTGAGGCGTTTGCCATTCCCGGACAGGCTCAATCGGTGCGCCGTCAAGATCCAGCCAAAGCGCACGAACCCGTGTGATATTCTCAGCTTTGCGGCCCGTGCCGTCCGTTGCATTGATGGTGATAAACACACCAGCGCCACGGCTTTGCAGATCGGTCAGACTGTCGGCATGATCCGCAAGCGTGCCGTGAAACACCCGCGCCAGTCGGTTATCTTTCCGGGCCGAGTCGTCGTCAAACGTCTGGAATGTGAATGATGTTGCATCAGGATCAAGTAACCGCAGGAATGATTCGGCCTGCGCCAGATCTGGCGTCACGGCGTCTCACCATGCTCAAAGCGGGCGGATCGTGTTTCGATTGCTTTGAAATTGGTCATGGAAAGCCCTTATGTGGGCCAAGCCTTGCGCTGCATCGCGCGTCATGGTATCTAAGGCTCAGCGTTGTGACAGATGCACCCTACCGCCTTGCACCTCGCATGGCAAGCCCCGTCCCTTAAACCGGACGGGGCTTTACTTATCCAGCAGCGCCCGCACAGCCGCCCGCAGATCAGGCATCAGGAAATAATGCTTCACCGTCTCGGGGCTTGTTGGCGGCACGCACTTGCTGGCCACGTCCTGCCGCGACCATGAGTCCAGACATCCATCGGCTTTGCGCGTCAGGGAAACTGCGGCCCGGAGGATCACCTCGCGCCGACCTTCCGGCGACATTCTTACTCGTTTCATCTGTCAGACTCCTTTGCATTACTATTGCCAGTTATTGACCGTCTTGTCAAACGCCTTGATAAACAGCGCAGCGGCTTGTGGCACGATTGCATTGCCATACCCACGCAGCCGCATCACGCGTCGGGCTTCTTTGGTGCTTTGCGCAAGCGGGCTGGAAGCTGGCACGAAATCGCAGCCTTGCACCACGCCTCCGGGAAGCCTTGGAGCCACGCGCTGAACGCTGGATTTAACTGGCCGCCACTTTCCATCCCGGCAGAACAGCCAGTCAACATCGTCCCATCCGCCGTGATCCGTGCCGCTTGGGGATTGGCTGACAGCCACGCCACTCTGCCCAACAGCGCGTTCAACGGGACGTTGGTGCATTCCCTGCCGTCCTTGTGGTCCCTGGTCGTCGGCGTCGGCCAGCCGCTCAGATTGTAGCGTATCTGATCCTCCAGATTCCGAATGTCGTTTGTCTTCCACCTGTTCCCCCCAGCATCGCCCCGAGCCCTCGGAGTCATCCAGCCGGACGGCACCAAAGAATGTTCGTTGTCGGATGTGCGGCGCGCCGACGCCCGCAGCCGGTATATCTGACGCCCCAACGGCGTAACGTGCGGCTTCCAAACGGTGGAATAGATCGTCGAGCCAGGTCCATTCAGGTTCGCCTCCAACGCGCTTTGCAGACTTTCCGAACACAGCCGCGCTTGCGACCTGTTCGCCAAACAGCACAGGGGGGCGGCAAGCCCTGACCAGACTGATAAAATGGGGGGCAAGGTGTCGCGCATCGTCTTTTCCTTCCAATTTTCCGGCCGCGCTGAACGGCTGACAAGGCGGCGACCCGGTCCAGACCGGGCGCGTTGAGGGCCATCCCGCCAGCTTGAGCGCATAGGCCCACCCGGCAATCCCGCAAAAGAAATGGCATTGCGTGAAGCCTTCCAGATCAGCTGGCTGCACATCAAGGATCGACCGGGAGTCGACCACGCCGTAGGGGATCAGCCCGTCAAACATCAACTGCCGGATCCACGCGCAGACCTGAGGGTCATTATCGTTGTAGTAAATGCTGGGCCGGGGCATCATAGCGTCACCACCACGCCCAGTGCCTCAGCCCGCACAAACAACCATCGACGACACTCAGGCCAGCCGTCACTGTCCAGCGTATGCGGTGCGTGATGTTTGGCCCACATCCAGGCATCAAGCCTGTCGGCAAAGCGCAGACGCTCATATTCGTCCGGCGTCAATTCGGGCAGCCTCGGCCAAATCCGATCCAGCGCGGCCCGCTCTTGCTCGTGGATAACCGTTGCGCCCTTTGCCGGGGCTGGCACATCCCCGACCACGGATTCCCCGTCATCATGCACCAGCGCCCAGTGCAGCAGGGCCACGCTGGAGTCGGGCCACAGCTTGAGGATGATGCGCGCCACCCGCCCGCCGTGTCCCGCCAGCGTGTCAACGGTCTGCGCCAGATCGGGGTTGGTATGCCAGCGTCGGACAAAGCTGGCCCGGAATTGTGTGTTGAGTGTCATTGTGTCGCCTCTCTCATTTTGTTGGTTATTGCATCGGCCTGTGCTGTCCTAATGCGGGCTTGTGCGATGGTGAAATAATAGGGGTCGCGCTCAATTCCGATAAAGCGCCGCCCGGTGTTGGCCGCTGCAACGCCGGTTGTGCCTGATCCCATTGTGAAGTCTAGCACGACCTCGCCCGGATTGGTGTAGGTGCGGATCAGGTATTCCATCAGCGCGACAGGTTTTTGGGTGGGGTGGACCTGAGTGTTAGCGTGGTGGACGTAACCCTCCAAAATCTGGCGCGGATACGCTGAACCTTTTCCCATTTCAACAGGTTTTCTAGACTTCCTGTCGGGGCTCACGTCACTGGATTTTGCGTAGGACTGAGGGCGAACGCGCAATTTACCTTCTTGAACGCCTTGAGGAAAATAAGGCATGTTTGCTTTTGCGCCGTTTGCGGTACTTCCTTCGCTGAAAACCGAAATTACCTCAATGTCTTTTAATGGCTTTAAACGCGCATTTGTAAAACCTGACGGCTTGTTCTTTCGCCAGTAGAAATCATACTTGAACATTTCTAGCGCACTGCATCTTAGAATGCTTGAAAAAGGCTCTTGCCCAAAAATAGCAATCGCCCCGTTCTGCTTCACGATCCGCTTTAGCTGCTCCCACATAGGCTCAAACGGGATGACCGAATCCCACTTGCAAGCCGTCGTTCCGAATGGTGGGTCGCAGATAACGGCATCAACCGACCCATCCGGTATGTCCCGCATCACGTCCAAGCAATCACCCAAGTGCAACATTTATTTCATCCCTCAATTCCAGCGCCGCCCGCTCGGACAACCCCTGTGCGCTCATAACATCCGTCCCAAACCGATACAGGAACCGAGCCTGCATGGCCGTGTCATCATCACCCGCCGCCAGCCGCATTCCGCCCCATCGCTGCATCGCATCGGACAGGGAAGCCTGGGCCGCTTGGTTCCGCCTGTGCCGGGCCCGGATGCCCGCCGCCACAATCTCGGACGCGCCGTAAGGTATAGCAGGCTCGGCGGCTTGTATCTTGGCCGCCCCGGCGCGCAACGTCGCCAGCAGTTCCAGCGACATTTCCGACAGCACCCCGTCCACCTGATCCGGCGATGACCGCCCTGCCGGGACGTGTGCTTTTTTACAATGGGGACATTTTAATTCCACCGCTTCATATGTCAGCAGGCATTCCGTGCAGACCCTGACCGGCACCGCGTCGGGATTGCCATTGGCTTTGCGCGTCTCGTCTTGCCAGAGCGTCCAGGTGCGCGGCGTATCGGGCAGGCCGTGCTTGGCCGCCATGCGGACCACGTTGCCCACGTGGTCGATGACGATACCGTGGGTCTTGCCCGGAGCGGGTGTCAGGCATCGTGCAAACTGCTGGCAAAACAATCCGAAGCTGGCAGTCGGGCGGGCCATGATCACAACATCACAAGACGGCACATCGACCCCCTCGGCGAAAAGATTGACGTTGGTAAGGACTTGCAACTCGCCTGCTGCAAACTGATCGAATTGCGACTGGCGCAGGCTGTCATTGCTGGTGGCGTCCAGTGATGCGGCACGGATGCCCTCCGCCACAAACCGATCTGCAATGTCCCGCGCGTCCTGCACATCGACGGCAAAGACGATGGCTTGCCTGCCCGGAACGTGGCGCTGGTATGTCTCAACCACATCGCCGATTATTTCCGACTTGCGGGCGGCCTTGGTGGACGCGGGTGTGAAATCGCCAGTCGATCCGATCCGCAACAGCGCCTCGTCAATCCCGGTCTGTGACGCGATGACCCGATATTCGCAGACCATACCGATGTCGATCAGATCGCGCATGCCCGGCCCTTGCACCATCGCGTGAAAAACCCCGTGCTGATCGGCGTGTAATGACTTCTTGTCGGCCCTGATCGGCGTGGCAGTAACCCCCAGCCCTTTGGCGTTAGGGAACAGTGCAACGGCTTTGCCCCACTTGTTTTCCTGCAACAGATGCGCCGCCTCGTCGGTGGTCCAGCGCCGGATCGAGTTGCACCACGCATCGCCAGGCTTGAACCGGCGGATAAGGGTATCAACACCGGCCACGCTGACTGAGGCGCGCGGATCGTAAAAATTGCGTCCCGTTGTTTTGACGTGCTGCGATATGCAGTAATTTATGACCGGCTGAGGCGCGATGATGTTGTGGTAAATGCCGGTCAGCGCATAGGTGCGGCTGATCTGTCCGACCAGTTCCTGCCGATGGACAATGGTGCAAGACCGCTCCCCATCGGCGTTCAGCGCGGCAAATGTCACGGTCTTACCGCTGCGTGTCGGCATCACGGCCAGCACGTTTTGCGCCCCGTTATCCCACTTGGCGCGGATGTCGTCGATCAGTTGCGTCTGGTATGGTCTGAGTGTGATTGTCATGCGCTATTACTATCCAGCCCGCCCCGGCCCGTCAAGGTAATAATAGGTATTTACAACCCCGCCCGCATCGGTTAGTAGAGGGTAATACCAAACCAAACAGGAGACTACCTAATGCAGATCACCTTTGACCCCCACAACGTCCAGGAATGCGCCACGATTGCCCGCTTGCTTGGCACCGCCGCCCCGGCACCTGCACAGCCCGACACGGCACCTGCACAGCCCGACACGGCACCTGCACAGCCCGAGACGGCACCTGCACAGCCCGAGACGGCACCTGCACAGCCCGACACGGCACCTGCACAGCCCGAGACAGACTGTCACGGCATGACCCACGACGACGCAATCCACAGCACGCCGCCCAGCTTTAACGCTGACGGATCCTGGCGGGCCAAGCGCGGCGCAAAAGAAGCCTATGAAGCTGCGGTCGCCGCCGCTACGGCACCCGCACCAGCACCCGCACCAGCACCCGCACCGCAAGGGATGCCTGTGCCGCAACCGGCCAGCGCGGCCCCGGCAACACCGCCCGCCCCGATTGATTACAAGACAATGGCGCAGCGGTTCATGGCAAAAATGGCTGACCCTGACGGGCTGCCCGCAGAATATGAGGCAATCTATGCCGCCCTGTCCATCGGTTATGACGATCTGGAAACTAACCAGACCAGCATCGCCCGGCTCTCAGATTATATGGACGCGGTAGACAACGGCGACGACCACGACGGATGCGTCCGCCATGCCATGAGCGCCGACCAATGACGCACCGGGCGGGCTGTTGCGGCCCGCCTTTTACACCATAGATGGGAGACACACACCAATGACGATTGAAACCCGCCCCAGCGCCGCCCACCGCTGGACGAAATGTTCCGCCGCGCCATTGTTTGCCAGCCGCGCCGGACCGCAACCGACCAGTGACGCCGCGCGGGAAGGCACCTGCGCGGCATGGGTGGCTGAGTTGATGCTGACTGACAAGCCTGTCGCGGTCGGCATGACCCACGAAAACGGCTGGGAAGTTGACGCCGACATGATCGACCACATGCAGGACTATGCAGACATCTGCCGCGCGGATGGCGGCAAAATGTGGGTTGAGCAGCATGTAGGATTATCGGAAAAAATATACGGGACGCCCGATTGCGCAACGCTGGCTGACGGCGTGCTGACCGTCCGGGATCTGAAATATGGCTTCAGACTTGTATCGCCAGACAGCCCGCAATTGATCATCTATGCGGCTGCGATATTGCTTGCACCGCCCGGCCCGGTCCGCACGATCCGCACCGAGATTTACCAGCCGCGCGGCTTTCACCAAGACGGCCCGCGCCGTTGGATCGACTGGACTACGGGTGAAATCCGCGCCAAAGCGGCATGGATCATCCAGCGCGCTGAAGAATGTTACAAGCCAGATCCTATCGCCACGCCCGGCGACCATTGCCTGTATTGTGACGGCGCGGTCGGCTGCGTGGCGCTGCAACAGACAACCGCCACGGCGCTGGCCATTGCCGAGATGACCGGCCACCGCGACCGGACACCGTTTGAAATGTCTCAGGCATTGCATTTTTACCGGAACGCGTTGGAAATTATCAGCGCAGCGGCAAAGGCCACCGAGGTGGAAGCCGAAGCGCGGGCCAAGCGCGGCGAGCGCCTGCCTGGGTGGGGGCTTCTGCCTCGTCTGGGTAACACGCGCGTCAAAGCATCGCCCGCAGCCATCAAGGCGCTGACCGGAAAGGACGCCACAAAAATTGTGCCGATGAATGTTGGCGACCTCAAACTCGCAGGCTTGACCGAGGCGCAATTATCGCTTATTACCGAACGACCAACCATCGGCCACAAGCTGACCACGCTGGATCAGGACGCCCTGACACGGCAACTCAACAGGAGCAACACGACATGAGCGGACCCGGACACAACTCAGTTGCAGGCGAGGAACTTCTGCAATTTATTGAACGGTGGGAGCAGTTGAACATCGAAAAACGCGAGATTGCGATGGTTCAAAACGAAGTCATGGCCGAAGCCAAAGGGCGCGGATATGACACCAAGCTGATCCGCAAGCTGATTGCCGAACGCAAGCGCAAGCCTGACGATATAGCCGAAGAAGAAGCCGTGCTAGAAATGTATCGGGAGGCGATAAAGATGCCGACCGGACCTCGCAACCAACCAACCAATGGAGACCAATAATATGTCACGCCACACCGAATACGGAAACAGCCCAGTCGGACGCCTCATCTCGGGCGACCCGTGGGTGAAGCAGACCACAGACGCTAACAACCGGGAAATCCCGCCAGAAAAGCAATCGTTCTGGTTTGCCGTGGCGATTGAAAAGAACGCCCCCGGCATGAATGAGATGCTTGGCCTGATGTTCAAAGCCGCGCAGGCTGGATACGGACAGGCCCCGCACATCATGGCGCAGATCAACATGGGGCTGGCGGCCACGGCGTTTAGCTGGAAAATTGCGGACGGCGACGAAATGCGCGCCAATCCGACAACCGGCGCGCAGGAGCCACGCTGGAAGCACGGCAAGGGCTGCTGGATCGCAAAGTTTTCGACCACGCTGCAAATCGCATCGGCCAAATACAACGGCGCCGTGCCGGCATATTGCGACCCGAGCGAAATCAAGCGCGGATATTATGTCACCGTGCCATTCTCCACATCTGCCAATGGGAACATGGACCACACGGCAGGCGTCTATCTGAACCCCCAGACCGTTTGCCTCGTCGGGTTCGGCCCGGAGATTGTCGGCGGCCCATCGCTGGAACAGCAGCTTGGCGCAGGACCGGGCGCGTATATGCCCGCAGGCATGACCCAGACCCCGCAACTGCCAAGCGGTGCGCCACAGGCTGCGCCGGCCCCGTCAGGCATGCCCGCACCCGCCCCTGCACCATCGGGTATGCCCGGCCCCCAGCCGCAGACCTCTGGTATGCCGACGCCTGCCGCCAGTGGGATGCCTACGGCGACTGGATCAGGTGGTAATCCGCCCGCATACAGCGGTTATATGGCACCTGCAACGGGCGGCGGTATGCCCGGCGCGTAACGGATCATAGGGCGGGCTGTCATGGCCCGCCCGTCACACGCAACAGGGAGACACACGCTATGAAATCTAACATCATCGACATTGACGTTGAGGTTGTCCACAAAACTGCAATGGCGGTTTTAGTCCATACTGGCGACAAGGAAAACGCTGTATGGCTGCCCCTGTCTCAGATTGACGTTGAATACTCGCGTTTAGGTGGGATCAGTAATGTCACGCTGCCTGAATGGCTCGCACTGGAAAAGGGTCTTATTTAATGACACAATTCAAACCCGGCGACCGCGTGACCCACAATCCGACCGGCGAGGAATGGACGGTGGACAGAGCCTATGGGTCTTATGTGGTCCCGGCAGGCTGGCCTGAGTCGCACGCCCTTGCCGCTGATTGCACGTTGATTTGCGGCTGCACCACGTCAGACGAGCGGGAAGCCTGCACCAGAGCGTGCGACACGGTGGTGATGTGACAGAGTGGAATGACTTTCCCTACGACCTGGAATCTTATCCGAACGTATTCAGCGCGGTAATTGTTCACGCGGCCAGCGGCACGGAATGGATTTTCGAGGTATCCGACCGGGTGAACCAATCCCGCCAGTTGCTCAACTTCATTCACGCCCTCAGCCAGCATCCCGGCAATCGTATGGTGGGCTATAATAACGTCGGATACGACTATCCGTTGCTGCACGCCCTGTTGCGGTTTGACTTGTTTACCGCTGCCGATGCCTATCAGATATCCATGGGCATCATCGAGACGCCGTGGGACGACAGGTTCCGCAATACCGTCTGGGCGTCTGACATGATCGTGCCGCAAGTCGATCTGTTCAAGATCCACCACTTCGACAACCAAGCGCGGCTGACCAGCCTGAAGCAGATCGAGATTGCCCTACAGTTGCCGCACGTTGCGGACCTGCCATTTCCGCCCGGCACGGTCCTGACGCCCGACCAGATCCCGCAGTTGCTCGGATACAACCGGCACGACGTGGCCGCCACCCTGCAATTCTACCGGCAGTCCGCGCCTGCGCTGGCGTTTCGGGATGAGATGTCGGCCGCACTAGACGCGGACCTGACCAACGCCAGCGACAGCAGCATTGGCTCGAAAGTTTTCATCTCGCGCCTCAACGCGGCCCAGCCCGGCATCTGCGGCAAGTCTGGATCGTGGCGGCAAACGCCCCGCGCGCGCATCCAGCTGGCCGATTGCATTTTTCCGTATGTCCGGTTTGAGACGCCCGAGTTCAACACCGTCTTGGACTATCTGCGCGGCAAGACAATCACCAAGACCAAGGGCGCGTTCGATGACCTGACGGCCACCTGCCACGGCCTGACGTTTGTGTTCGGCACCGGCGGCATCCACGGCGCACAGGACGGCACGACATGGCGCAGCACGCCTGACAGGGTGGTACAGGGCCGGGACGTGCGCAGCTATTATCCCAATCTTGCCATTGCAAACCGCGTTTATCCGGCGCACCTGTCTGATGTGTTCTGCGACATTTACAAAGACATCTACGAGCAACGCATCAGCCTGCCAAAAAGCGATCCGCGCAATAAAGCTCTAAAGCTGGCACTGAACGGCACATATGGTAATTCAAACAGCCAATACAGCCCATTTTACGATCCGCTCTACACCATGACGATCACGATCAACGGACAGCTTTTGTTGTGCATGCTGGCCGAACGACTGGCGACCATCCCGTCGCTGGAATTGATCCAAGTCAACACCGATGGAATTGAATACATTGTCGACCGGGACAGGGTAGGCGAGTGCGACGCGGTGTCGGCGGAATGGGAAAAACTGACCGGGCTAGAATTGGAGTCGGATGACTACCAGAGTTTCCACCAACGCGATGTAAATTCATACCTGGCGATTGACGCGCACGGCAAAGTTAAATGCAAGGGCGCGTTTGAGTATCAGCACGGGCTAGGCTACGGCGACGGCTGGCATAAAAACCAATCGTGCAAAATCATTGCCATTGCCGCCGAGGCGTATCTGGTGCGCGGCGTGCCGGTGGCCGATACCGTGGCGGCCTGCGACAACGCGTTTCACTTTATGCACACCCTGAAGGCCCAGCGCAAGGACCGGGTGATGCTGGGCGGCGATCTGTCTGACTACGACTGCCAATGGACGCCACCAGACGCCAAGGGGCGGCCCGTGAACCGCAAGATGCACAGCGGCGGTGTGGCACAGCAGCGGACGGGGCGGTTCTACGTCACCCGCACGGGCGGCGCGCAGTTGTGGAAGATCATGCCGCCGCTGCCCAAGCTGCCATCGCACGACCGGCCCCAGGCGATCCTGAAGGGTGAGACGGTGCTGATGTGCAATGATCTGCACGACTTCGACTGGGCGTTGCTGGACCGGGATTATTATGCGCGGGCCGCTTGGGACCTGGTTCTCAGCACCGGCGGGTGACGAGAGGAACACCCGCCGGGCTTGGAGACACCACACAACACGGACACTGTGCATTATTTTCGGCAGCTGCGCAATGGGGTGTTGACACGGTAGGTAATAGGTGGCAATAAGGATGCAACAGAGGGAGACACCACCATGAAACGCATCAATGGACGTCACTACACTAAACCTGAGAATGTCAGTCTTTGGTCCTACATCAAAAGCAAGATGCCCTACCTCAACGGAGAGGACATTGCTAACATAGCGGCTATTGTACTACTTACTGCAACACTGGTGTTCACGATTATGGGAATGGTCATGGCTAGAGCTAGAAATCTGGACACCCACAGTGAAAACCTTTTACCACTCGCACATTGCATCTACGGGCCGATTGACTATCGACCCAGCGCATTCCACCACTACAGTCACACGCCGACGGTGCCGCGTTGCAGGCAGGAGCGGAGCACATGACCCACCACACCGAACGCCCCTGCGCCGCCGTCGGGCTGACATCCTACCGCTACGGTCATATCATGATCGGCGCGACCAGCACGCAGGATGCCTTGAACGAAGCGAACCGGTCCCTGACACACGGCACAGTCACGGTTGACCGGCTGGAAATATGGAACGCCCTGACCGGGCTTTATGAGAAGGTGACGCCATGACTGATATTTACACAGACAACGGATATACTGACCGCGCCGAATACCTTGACAGCCTTGCCGAGGAATACGGAATGGACATCATCGTGGTTCTGAACCTTGCTGAGTTGCTTGGCCCGAATGAAGATTTTGACGGGCTGGTGACGACGTTGCAGGATTACTCGGAATGACCCTCAGCCAGTTCCGCAGCAAACTCTACGCGCTGGCCAAGATCCTCGGGGATGTGCAGGCTGTAACGCACAAGAAACCCGGCACGGCCATTCCCAAGCGCATCGCCCGCATTATGGGCGCTATATTTCCGCCAACCAGATAGGAGACTGACGCCATGAAACTTGAAATTGACAGATACGATTTTGAACGCATCATTATGCTGCTGGACGCAGCGGACAATGCGCTGACCGTTGCCGCCAATCTGGAAAAGCGCCAAGAGGCAGGCAAGCCATTGCGTCAGATCACGGCGCAGGAACGCGCAAAAGGAACGCGCGAAACTGTGGCCGAAATGATTGCTAAATATCTATGACACACCTTTACCAGATATGCCACAACGCGCGCCGGATGGACCGGCACAGTGGAGGCGGAATTGTGGGCACGGTTCAAAGCGGTCAGGCCCCAGGACGCTTGCGCTGTCACACCGGCCCGCCCTGCACTGCATCCGATACCTGAACAAATCGACGCGGCTCTTGAATGGGCGCGCGAATACCTGTTGACAAGGTAGACAATAGGTGGCAATAAGGGTGCAGAGAAACACACCGGCAAGGAGCCAAGACAATGAACAGCCAGAGCATCAACCAGATCACCGCCCGCGCAGCACAAGAAGTTGCAGAATTTATCGGTGTCACTGCACAGGTTGCCATGCGCGACCACGCCGACGCGGTTTTCAAAATGACCTGCGCAATCATGGCCGCCCGCGCCGCCTGACACACACACGGGCGGGCGCGTAACAGCCCCGCCCACCACCAACCAAACCGGAGCAAACCAAATGAAAACCATCACACCCACACCGACCCCGACAACGTTTTTCCTGCCCGCCGACGACCTGCGCGCGGCGTTCCAGTGTATCAGCACCGAACAGACCCGTTACTATTTGTGCGGCGTGCTGATCGAGGCGGACAAGTTGGTCGCTCTGGACGGCCACCAGATGCTGACGATTGAATTGCCGGACGGCTGCCACGTCGGCACGGAATGTTTCACGCAAGGCATGGACGCGCCACGGATGCCCGGAGCCACCGGCACGCCAGCAGGCGCGGGGTTTATCCTGTCTTGTGACGCAACCGACAAGGCGTTCAAAGCCAAGGGGTTTGGCGGCGATCTATGGGTTTATGGTGACATTGAAACCGGGATCCTACAGTTTGTGATCAACCACGGCAAGGGCGGCGAGATGTCTCGTGTCGGCGTGCTGGAATTTACCGTGATCGACGGCACCTATCCCGACTGGCGGCGCGTAATGGCCAAGGGCGACGGCGGAACGTCCAGCATGTGCTACGATCCTGCCGTGCTGGCGCGTCTCATCAAATCTGCTGACGTGATTGAAAAGGGCCGCCCGATCCGGCTAACCGGCGGCGCTACGCCGGGCGACTCAATTAAGGTAGAGTTCAAAGGGCTTGATCGGTTGCACGGCACGATCACGCCGGTGCGGTGGGACAAGGCATGACCCTAGCAAAATGGCAGGCCCGGTGGGGCCACCACATCCCCGCACAGGCGCTTGCCGAGTTGACGGCTATCCTGAGTCCCGTAATGCCATCGCCCGCCCCCTCGGCCCGTCACAGTGAGGCGGCGGGGGCGGCACAGATACGCCTTGCAGCGGGCCGGGCTGGCGTGCCGATCTGGCGTAACAATCAGGGCGGCTGCACCGACCAGACAGGCCGCCTGATCCGGTTCGGGCTGGGCAACGAATCGCCCGCCCTGAACGCGCGCTGGAAATCGTCCGATCTGATCGGGATGCTGCCCGTGGTGGTCCAGCAGTCACACGTCGGCAAAACGCTGGGGGTGTTCTTGGCGGTCGAAACCAAAAAACCAGGCTGGCACCTGACGCCAGGAGACAAGCGCGGCCAGGCGCAGGCGGCTTTCCTGCAATCCGTTCGCGGGTTCGGCGGTGTCGGTGGGTTCTGTTGCACATCCGACGATTTTGCAAAATTATTGCTTGACGCGGGCGGCAATAGCTGGTAATTGTAGGTTATAGAAACACCAACCGGAGAAACCGACCATGACCGAGCAAGAATATGAAATGAACGCCGCTGCAATCGCCACCGCCATCTGGGAAATCAGCACGGGCAACGGGCGCGACCTGGACGAGGAATTGCACGATAGTCACATGCAGAACTGCCACGACGCTGCAGCTAACACATACATCGACGACATCACCATTGATGAATGGCAGGCGGATGCGCTGGCTCAGGTCCAGTCCGCAGCTATCGCGCGCGGGTGCATCTGATGGCATACGGAACAGCAAACCACAACGGCGAGGATGTGGAGGTGGTGTTTATTGCCACCGGCGTTGTCACCGACTATGGCGTGGACCGCTCACCCACTTGGATCGAGTGGGATAATGTGGAGATCAACGATCTGACGATACTGGGGGTTGCGGTCGATGTGTCAAAGCTGCCGGTTGATCTGCAAGAGGCGATCTATGCGCTGGCCGACAATCTCGAATTTGAACAGGAGGATCCCGACTATGACTGACAACAAACACCCTCGCTTTGCCAACCTGCGCACCGGAGGCAACATGCCCCGCAAACGCCCAGGCTTGATCCGCGACGTCATCAGTCTGTTACTCATCATCGCCATGTGTGTGGCGTTTTATGTGGTGACACCGTAAACCGACCATCCTGCCCGTCGTGCTGTATGCTCATAGCGCACCATCCAAGATAACCAATATCGGCAGGCAAAGCGCACGGGCGGCAGGCAGATCATCGCCAGCCAATGCACCGGCACACGGTCCAACAAACGGAGCGCTGGCGTCAATTACCGCCGCCGCGCTGCCGGTCTGCAATGTCGTGCAACCGCTTAATCCTGCCAGCATCACTGGCACCAATCCCCAGGTCTTCAATGTCAATCTCCTTGCGCTTAGCGATGTAGCTTCGGGCCTCAGCGTTTTCCGCTTGTGTTATGGCGTCACGGGTGGCGTCTCTGCGCGCGGCCATGATGATGCCCAGAAAGGCAAGGACCGCCACCCACGCGCCTAGAATCCACCGCACGGGGCGGCTGGAAAGGATTGCGGCGATCATGTCGCCCACCCATACCGCTTGGCCATCGCATAGACGCCCTCAACCGCCGCACCCATGCCCAAAGACAGCACCAGCACAGCGTCGGGATCCATTGCCAGCATCTCACCTGCCTCTGATCCGGCCAGGTATCCAATGCCGTAGCGCAGGATGATCCGCGCGAAGGGGCCAAAGTCCATCATGTGCGGTTTCCTTTAATAAGGGATGCCAGCAATTCAAGGATACGCGACCATAGGCTTGTGACCGGCGCAGATGTGTCATGGGGCGCAATAGGTGCAGGACTGACCACACCGTCCCACCACGCGCGTGCGTCGAAGCCGGGGCATTGCGTGGCCGCTCCGGGCATGTCGCGGTGGCCTTGAACCTTGGCGTTAGGAAAGCGCCCTAGCAATTCACGGATCAGCGCGATTTGTGCCTTGATCTGGGCCGGGGTCCGATTGTCTACACCGATGTTTGGTGCATCTAGGGTCACGCCACCCTCAACGCAGATGCCTACAGATGCGCTGTTTTCGCCTTGGGAATGCGCGCCCGTTTCAAATCGCCCCGGTTGCGACAGGTCACGGCCAGTCTCAACCATCCCATTTTTGCGTATGAAGTAGTGATAACCGATTTCGCGAAACCCGCGCGCCCGGTGCATCGCGTCAATATCAGCGGCGGTGAAGTCGCGCTCAATAGGCGTCGCGCTGTAGTGCTGCACGATCCAGAGAACCTTGCTGTCTGGCTGATAAGTCATTTTCCCATCCCCCTCAATAGCGTCTTTATGTCTGACCCGATTTCGTCAAGCCTGCGATCCACGCGGTCTCGACTGTCTTTCGCGGCTTCCATGTCCTCTTTGCGTTGAGACCACAGCCGTTTAATATCGGCAGCGTTTGCAATCCCCCGCGATTCCAGCCTGATAAACCAAACAATCACGCCGATAGCAGCAGCGATAATTGCCCAAAAGTCGCGCACTAATTCCATCACATTCCTGCCTTTAATAATGCCCCGGGTCTTGGCTGTCTAAAAACCGCCCATCGCCCCAGCCGTTGCGCTTCAGCAGATAACCAAGACTGTAGAGGGAAAACACGGGCAGGATAACAAAGCCGAGGGATAGGAACAAAAATGTACGGACAAACCCGATCACGCTCGTTTGTGCGTATTTGCTTTCCATCAGATTTTCACCTGCGCCGCATAAACAAAAATATCGTCAATCTGTTCCGGCGTGAAACCATCGCTGCCAAGCGCGTCAATTAGACCGTTTGTGCGCCGGATTTCCGTTGCATATTCCCAAGCGATAGCCGCTTTGGGGTCAGCATCCGCAATGGCCTGCACCGTGCCAATAAGGTCAAGTTGCCACAAGGTGACGCGGATTTGCGCGGGGCTGGCAACCATTGTCTCCCGTTTGGCGGCAAGGGCTTCGGCTTTGGTCGGGACGGGTGGCACGGTCAATTCCATGCCGCCAGCAATCGCCAACTGCACCCGCTGGTAGTCCTCATTTGCCGGGTCATTCGGCACGGACATAACCTGCCCACCGATTGTGACCTGATAACCGTTTGCGGTCTGTGTGATTTGCTCAATCATGCTGTCAACTCCGATGTGGCTGAAAGAATGGCCGACTTCGATCTGGTAATAATACTCGTTCCGCTGGTCCATTCCCAAATTGCATGGATACCGTTTGCAGGTTTCGCCGTTACAGAAGCTATGGCCGCGGCGTTCACAGAGGATTCCAATAGAACTGCAACGGTTGGGGCTGCCCTCATTGCAACGGGTAAAAACCAAGTGTGCCCAACGCTCGATGAACCCCCTAACACCCCATCGTGCCTAAATTCCGCATTGCAAATTTGGTAATACCTCTGGCATTTTATAAGTTCTGCGCCATAATCCATCCGCTCAAACGCAGTCGCAATAGTTCCCAATTCAATTTGCGCATCAGTATAAGTGCCACCCGTAAACCGTACAGTAGCATTAGTGCTTGCGGTCAGGGTGAATGTCGCACCTTTTGCGCGCGAAACCCCGTTAACTGTAGCCGTTGCCGTGCCTGTCCAGTTGATAACGTAGGTTCCGCCAACGATGTTTGCGCCCTCAATCACCTGCGAAACACCACCAGCCGGGGCAGTCATTGTGCGGCCCGCGTCATTACCTGAAAACGTCAGGTTTTGGCCGCTGGTGACGACAAACCAACGGTCAAGGGTGAATTGGTTTGCAACAGCCGTTGCAGTACCGCTGACGTAGGCCCGCTCATTGACGCGGCCCGATCCGTTGATGATTAGGTTGCGGCCTGAAAGTGGGGCAAATGCAACGGCAGTTCCTAAATAATTGACAATTAAAGATTTTCCACTTTGCGCCGAAATATCCGGCAACGTGCCAGACAATGCCGTTGCTGCGACCTCCTCTAGCCGCGCCTGCACCCACGGCAAGGCAATTTGCAATTCAGAAACATTCGTCCCGCTTAGCCATGAAAGATAGGCGTCAACATTGTTGTTAAAGTCCGTATCCGATTGCCCCTTTGCAGGAAACGGCAGCGGAAAATCTGTTATAACTGGCGTGGTCATAGGCTCTCAACCTCCAAAATTACGCTTGAAATGCCGCGCACGTCGGCGGTTGTTTGTGCGGGCTTGTTTTTGCTGCCGGGGTTCATGCCGTGACCTGAGCCGCCGCGATGAATAGCGCGTCCATCTGTGCATCTGTATACCCCAGCAGATACCCGAAGAACGCGATGTTTTGACTGTTGCGCTGCCAATCTTGGGCGCTGTCAATTATGACCTTTTCAGCCCAAGTTGCGGTGTCACGATAGGCCAGAACCTTGCCCCATTCGGTTTCGCCAAGGGTTAGGATGCCCTGCAATGGGGATATGACCATGGCCGCGCGGGATTGAGCCAGTGCGATTGCGGGGTCAGGTTGTCTAATCTTGATAATCATGCGCCCACCCCATCGGTTAAATCAGCCTCGTCAACAGTCCATTCATTGCGCCATTCGCGGTCTGTTGGAATGTCAGCCACGTCTACAATCTTGTAGGGCTTGCCCGTTGGCACGTCCTTTGCGGCAATTTCCTCAATCGTTAAACCGCAGTCGGCCGGTATAATAATTGCCACGCCGCCTTCGTCATTCTGGTAGATGATACGTTGGTCCATTGTCTTGCTCCTATCTAAAAAACGACAGTGTAACTCTAGTGCTATCTACCGCACTTGCCGACCCGTTCTTGACATAAATCCGGGCAGCGGATGAAGTAGGTGCGGTGGCGATATTAAATCCGGCAATCACCGGCTTATTATCATTATCATCATCTCCAACATCTGATATGTTTGCCGCCCCCTGAACCATTGCGTAATTCGCATCCTGCATTGCAGTCGTAAAGTTTACCGTGTAATCGCCCAACCCGTTATCCGTGATACTTGACACGTTCCCGCTTGCTCGAATTGCAACCGCTCCAATGCCGTTAAAATTCACCCACGCGCGGCAGGCGTAGAGGGGGGCCGAACCTGCGGCGTTCAGCACGTCAGGAATAGCCGTTCGCGTGTAAGCAGTCGTTGCAAGCAGCGTTGAGTTGTTTCCTGCGGTTTGCGTGGGTGCTCTGGGCGTGCCAGTGAACGTGGGGCTGGCAAGGTTGGCCTTGAGATTATTGGCAGTTGTCACAAACGAAGTCGTTGCAAGCAGCGTTGAGTTGTTTCCTGCGGTTTGCGTGGGTGCTCTGGGCGTGCCAGTGAACGTGGGGCTGGCAATCGGAGGCACGCCCAAAGTCACCCGCTGCGCCGTCGCATTCGCATCGTCCAGCAACGCCCAGCCCGCCGCGGTCACGTTTGCAAACTCAACCCCGTTAGCCGCTGCGTTTACCCGCACCGCGTCCAAATTTCTACCGGCCAAGGATGGTAGGTTTGCCGCCACCAGTGCAGCCGCCGTGTCGTCAGCGAACACACCGAATGCCACAAGGTCCGGCGCAAATTGCAGCGCCTGCCAGTCAAGAAATGCATCCACATTCGTATCAAAAGCGGTCTGCGCCTGTCCCTTGTCCGGGATGGTTCCTACGAATTGTCTGATTACTGGCGCGGTCATTAGAGCGTTTCCACTTCAAGTTGAACTTTTGTCATTCCGCGAACTTCGCTAACCGTTTGGCACGAACTAACAAAACCATAAGCTAAAAATTCGGGATTGTCATCAGGTCCGGCAAACACCGCCGCCACCCCGTCCAGATCGTCAATGGTACGCCAGAACGGCGCGGCGGTATAGTCGTTAAGGTGGACTATATACCCAACCCGTGAAGCTGGTGTCCGGCGCAACAGAGACGTAAGCGTGCCCTCGGTTTTCTTCACGGACCGGCTGCGCAGCCCGCGCGTGGATTGCGTCTCAACGGTCCCGTACTCGTCGGCAATCCCCATAGCAATCGTGCTGACCGCTGCATCGGAACCCGTGTTAGTGATCGTCACAGTCACCGTCGCCCCGATTGGAATGTTCAAATCAAACGTTGCATACGTCCGCTCAAGAGATTGTGGCACAAAGAACCATCGCCAGAATGACCCCAGATAAGGCGTGCTATCCTGCAAATTATAAGTCACATCCGCCACGTCGCCCGCAGTGTTCAGTGTGCCAACAATTGTGATCTGCGTCCCTAGCAGGCCAAAGAACGCCATCGCAGAAAGCCGTAGCAGTCCGGTCAGCGTGTAAGTGATGCTGTCAGCGCGACTCGTGACCGTTTCAATAACGCGGTATTGATCTGCCCCGAATTGCAGATCAAACGCCGCATAACGATTGGCGGGGCCAGCGTCGAACCACTCGGTGCTGGCTGCCAGCCCCGGCTCTTGCGTGGTGCTGGCAGCTGATACCTCGAACAACCGCTCACCCACCCGTCGCACGTCGCCAAGCGTGTATGTGCCAGCTGTCCAAGCCGTTTCAAGCACCACGTTTGTGCTGTCGATGTTGCCCTCGGTGATGGCAAAAGGTTCAATGATCCGCAAGGTCATAGCGTTTGCTCCAACTGGAATGCCAGCGTGTCGTCTGCCGCGTCGGCCCCGCGTCCCGTGTTGCCCGCCGTGATTTCCGACGTGGACACAAGCCGTTCCATACTTACGTTAAGCGCCCGCAACTCGGCGCGCAACTCAGCATCCGATTGCTGGGGCGTAAACAACTGGCTGTTGCTGGACCGCGACAAGCCCCTGACATAATCCTGCCCCGTTGCAAACAGGTCTTCATTCACCAAAGACCGCAAGCTGTCGCCCAGCGCGTCGGCCCCGGCGCTGATTTCTGCAAAGGCGGGCGACAGCTGCATCAGGGACGCCACCAGCCCGCTATCGCCCAGCGCGTCGGCCTCATCCACCAGCGCCCGGAACGCGGCCCGCGTGGCAGGCAGGGTATCAATCCCAAGCGCCAGCATTTCAATGGAAAGCAATTCCGTTGCCCGAGCGATACGTTCCGCGTCGGTGAAGAAATTCTGATAATAGGACTGTGACACCGCTTGGGTCAACCCCGCAAGATCATCAACCGCTTGGGTCAACCCCGCAAATGCCGGGGAAAGCATGATCAGCCCCGCCGCCAAGTCGATATTGCCCGCAAGCTGTGCGCTGTCCACAAGACCCCGAAACGCTGCCCGGTCCTGTGGAATTGCACTGACGCCCAATGCGGCCAAAGAAGCCGCAAGCCGTGACGTTGCATCAGCCCGCTTTTCCTCGCCCGTATAGAACGCATCATAATAAGCCGCCGTGGATGCCGCGAAATTATCAAGAGAACCGAACAGGCTTGCAAACGTATCAGCCGCTGCCGCCCCTGCCAATGAAACGCCATATGCCGAAAAGCCCAGGCTTTGGAACACGTCGTTTACAACGGTAAGCGACTGCGCCAGCCGCGATATAGCAACCATTGCGCCCTCGCCGTCTTTTTGCAGCGCCTGCAACCCGGGGATCATGCCCGCAAAGGCATCACCCAGCCCTACAAATGCGTCCGTGACGGCCTTTTGCGCGTCCGCATCAGACATGCCCTTAGTCGACACATTGATTGTGTGGGCAAAGTTGTCAAAGGTGGATCCGGCAATGCCCAGCAAAGCCGCCGCGTCAACGATGCCGCCCTGAATTTCCCCAACTGCCTTAATCAGCGGGTTTGCGATTTCATCGCTGGCGTTTTGGAAGCTGGTTCGCACCTTTTTGGACAAGCCCCAAAACCGCTTGGTTTCGATGGTTTTGAAAGTCTGCACCAGCGTGCCCATGCCGTCGACTGTCAATTTCAAGCCTGCGTCAAGTTCCTTGGTTTTCTTTTTGAAGAACGAAACCACCACGATAACCGCAAGCAATGGCGCTGCAATAGCCCCAATCGCCGTGGATATGCCCGCCAATCCGCCAACCGACAGCCCGCCCGATACAGCGCCCGTAAGCCCGCCCAGGCCCCCGTAAACGCTTGTCATGAACCCTGCGCCAAAGTTTGAGCCGATGGTGCCCAGAACGCCGCCAATGCCGCCCAGCATCCCGCCGCCGCTGCCCAAGCTGCCAAGCATCCCCAATGGCCCGCCACCGCCGGCCGCGCCCGCAAGAGCCTGCGTTGCCCCTCCAACACCGCCGCCACCAATACCCAAAGACAGCATGACGCGGTTCTTCAGGTAAAACGCGATGATCTGTTTCAGCGTGTCCTTGGCGATGTTCAGCAACCCCTTGAAGCCACCCTTGAACCCGTCAACCATCCAATCAACCGCGCGCCCGATCCCGCTGACAACCATACCCTCGATTGCGTCTGCATATGCTTTCACGGCCTTTTCGGCTTCGGTCATTTCAATGTTAAATGCCTCAGCCTCGGTCGCAACCTTTTTGATTTCCTTTGCGGCCTTGCCCGCCGCCCCGCCGGATCCAGCGCCGCCGCCCGTTTCACCAAGGGAATTGTTTAGCTGATCTGCCGCCACAGCAGCGCCTTCAGTTTCAATAGCGCTTTGGGTCATTGCATCGCGCAGCGCTTGGATTGATTCCATGGGGGCGGAAAACCCGTCTTTTGCCGCAGTTGCCGCGGATGTTGCCGCTGACGCTAAATCTTCGGCGGCAACCTGTGCTTTGCCTAATTCTTGAGTAATGACTGCGCTGGCCCCTTGTAGGTTGGAACCAAACAGCGCATTCAAGCCGTCCGCAACCACCCAAGTCAAATCAACAAAGGCACCAGCCATCACTTTAATTGCACTCAGGAAAAATGCCTGTATGTTGGCAGACATTGCCGCAACCGACTGTCCAATAAACTCCACACCCAAGCCGATGCGCTGCCACGCATCGACCGCTACATCTGCCACAAGGCGCATCGCTTCGCCAAACCCACCAGCCGCTTTGACCAGCCGCCCGAACATTGCGACCAGATACCCCGCCCCGACAATCAACGCGCCGACGCCTGTGGTGATCAGCGCCGTCTTGAGTATTCCCAGCGCGCCGGTCAGAGAGAACGTTGCAATCACCGCTGCGCCCATTGCCGCAACATATGGCCCCGCAAAAACCGCAGCAGCAATGCCCGAGCTGTATGCAATGACGTCGATGTTTTCGACCACGGCTGTAATAACTGGCAACAGCATGGTCAGCGCGTTTATGCCCATCTCAGCCGCCGCAAATAGCCCCGTGCCGATAGCCTGAACCGCCGCAAAGAAAGCCGGATCGGAAACCACCTTAGTCAGGCTTTCAATGGCATCGCGCAATCCCTTTGCGCCCGGCCCGGACAATTCAAAAAGGTCTCCAAAAGCATTGCGCAAGGATGCCAGCGCACCGCCAAGAGTGTTGCGTGCAGCCTCTGCCGACCCGCCGAATTGCTTTTCCAACTCTGCCAGAATGATTGTCTGCGCGCCGATTGTATCGTTGGCCGCGACCATCCCTTTAACCATTTCCTTTTGCGCTTCGGTGAACTGGATGCCCGACCGGGAAAGCGCAGTCATACCCAAGACCGGATCATTCAGCGCCTTGCCGACTTGCAGCGCCGCCGAGTTCAGGTCAGTGCCCATCGCCGTTGCCAAGTCCAGCGTGGCTTTGGTTGCCGCGTCAAACTGGTCGCCCCGCACCTGCGTGAATGTCAACAGCAAACCTTGCATTGAGTTGATCGCTTCATCGCCAAAATTTGTGACCTTTTGCAGCGCCGCCGCGTGCCTGTTCAAGTCATCCACGCTTTTGCCAGCCGCTCCGCCTGTCGATGCAAGGGCCGCGCCAAGCTGCGCCTGCACCTTTTCTGCCTCGACCGTAGCGTCGATAAAGCGGTTAAACTGCGCACTCAGTGCGACAATACTGACCGCCGCCGCCACTGCACTTGCCGCCGCTACGGCCAAGCCCTTACCCATACCGGCAAATGCGCCCTCCGCGCGGCCCGCGGATCCACCGGCCCGATCACCAGCGCCTGCAAACTTGTCCAGATCATCGCTGGCCGTCCGCACGGGTCGGCTGTCAACCTGTAGTCCGACCGATGCCATGTCATCCATGCGGCTTACTCCCGGAACGGCTGTGGCGTGTTTTTGCCATTCGACTC